TAACAACATACAAAGTTTTTCCATTAATTAAATCATAGTAGTCAACATTATTAATAGTATACCCCGTAACATCAGGAGTTATTGAATTAACTTGTCCAAATACTTGGTTGTTTTTAGTGAATACATACCCAACAGTATAAGGTACAGATCCCCATCTTTTAAGGTCTTGTAGTCTTGAACTTGTAAATCCTGATATTGGGAATGGTACGTTAGTCCAGTTACTTGATATCTGATAAGGTATGGTGTTGTTAGAATCTAATTCGTAGATATAATCGTAAGATATTGGAATATTTGCCCAATTTCCTTGTTGAGGGACAAATACAATATTACCATTTGGGTTTGGTACGGTCACTGATTGTAATGGTATTGTGATTGGTTTTTGGATAATTGTAACACCCCATGGGTTTGATCCTGAAAGTGTGATTGTGTATCCACTATTCGCCAAATATGTGTGAGTGATCGCACTTGTCGATAATTGTTGTGTTGGTGATCCGTCACCCCAATCAACAGAATATGTTGTAAAATCTAAATAACTAACCGTATAGTCTCCTGATGTATTATAAAGAGTTACGGAGTTTAAGTTAGTTGTACTATTTCCTGAATATAAGAAATTAGTAACAATATCTTTTTGAACCATTAACCCGTCAAATTCAGAGTAAAACCCTAAATCGTTGTAAGTTTGTGTAAACAATAAAGGCATTGTTAAACCTGTAAGTAACGAGTCACCATTTGTTCCACCACTCAAAATGTAGGACATACCTGAATAAATAAAACCAGGTTGACTAATGTTACCATCAGCAGTAGATGCCGTGTAGACAAAACCAATAAGGTCTGAAGATATTACTTCAGGTGATATTAATACACTAAATTTTTCAGATTCCATTATGGGTTAACATATTCATACCAGATTATAGCTTCAGCGGCTAAAGGACCAACACCAACTCTTTGTCCTGTTGTTTCATCAAATACCTTATATTCATAACTACTTTGGTCAAAGGTTACTTTATAATAAAATAGTTCTTCTTTATTAAAATTATATACTCCCGCACCTGTTAATGATGATTGTGGTTGGTTCATCATTCTAACGAACTGACCTTTTTTACCATTAAAAAACTTACAAGACATGTAAAAAGTTGTTTGATCTAAATAACTTGGATTTTTTAACCAATAGTAAAAGAACCCTTCTTTATCTTGACCCGTATAATCTAAAATGTATTTTGGTTTTTTAACTTGTACCGATGTTGGGTTAAACGCCGGCCCAATAAAACCAGGTTCTTTTAATCCTTGTTGTGTTGGTAATACAACTGAAAATAGTATCTTCTGTTTTTCATTAACTTTTGAGTCATAAAAATCTAACTTGAAAAAACTACCTTTAAATGAATTTGAAAAATAATAAATTTCAGCATCTGTAAATGTCGCATATTGATAATCATCTAACCAATCAGTTGCTGATGGTGGTGTATTTACAAAATCGGTGGAGGTATTTGGATCAAAGAAATTAAATTGGTAATGTATTTGAGTCACGTCAGGATTTGTATCCCAAGGTGAGTGTGCAAATTTTGTTATTTCAAAATCATCGACACCATTAATTAGTTGTTGTAAAACCTCACCTTCATAAGCTTCAACACCCTCATCTCTACCTTCATTATCGAAAGATAACTCAACAGGTATAATGATATCCTTATCATTTATATTTAATGAAAATCTATAATAGTTATTATTCACAATCGTCGTTTGCAGGTTGGTTTATAAGTGTCGTGTTCACTTTATTTGTTCTTTGAATTGGTTTTTGTAAAAACAAAAGACTTTTAAATGGGTAATGTGCACCATTAATGAATGGGTAATCGACTCCAAGTCCGTCACCATCGATAAACCCATAGGTGTAAAGATCTCTCCAAACAAAAGTATCTTCGTATTGTGAATACCAAGCATAAACCGGTATGTTATCTACATTTTCTTTAGATCCGTATTCTACATAATCACTAAATACCCTAATAGGTACTGATGAGTGTGGTTCATAAACATATCCACTTGGGAAATTAAACGCAGAATTATCATAAAAATATGATTGGTTAAAAGAATACTTATGGTACATAGGAGATATTAAATATTCTTCTTGTTCCATATAGTTATACTCACAAAAATCCCCTTTAATTACGTCACCAACCTTTAAAAAGTCATTGTAATAAAAGTATTGTCCACTACCTGCAGGTTGTTCATATGAGTTTAATGGTATATTATCTTTATTTGATAAAGATGTGTGATCCCACCAAGTATCTACTGAATTTTTTAAGAAATTAAATCCCCAACCAACATCTAAACCTACTTGTGATCCTGTTTGGGTGATTGCCGGTGGATTAAACCAACCCATATAACCTCTTTCTATTGTTGTGACAAAAAGTTCCGTTATTGGTTTACCGTTATTATCCTTTAATCCATTTATTGAAATGTCTTTATTGAATGTGAATGTAAAACTTCTACTCCCTTCTTTTGTAGATACTCTTTGAACTTGGTTTGGTGTAAGTGCAGAATACTCTAATTTAGATTTTTTATAAAATGGGTTATTTTCAAATCCTGCTTGTACTATATTACAATCTTCAGGGTTTGTTAATATTTTATGTAACCTAACGTAATATATTGATTTAGTCTCTCCACTATTTTGAATGTTTCTTATTCTTTTAAATGTACCAAAAGTACCTGTGGTTGTTTGAGTAGTAGGAAATTTAAGATTAAAAATACTAAAGACGTTAACTTCAGACCCATAATTACCATTACCAACATCATAAACTTGAAAAACTGATTTTCCACCTAAACCTGTTGGGTTTGATGGTATGTTTAATTCAACCCATTGTCCGGCGGTTAAATTGTGTTTGGTACCACAATTAAAATAAACTAAATTCTTACCATTAAAGGTATCCGTACTAATAACAAAAGGAATACCGTCAGAAGCAATGAAATTATTAGTTACGTTAAAGTCTTCACTCGTGTAAGCCATTTGTTGTTGGGTATCACTACTATACACATATGATACATAAGTCGACCAATTATATGTTGTTGAACTTTTTGGTATGAATGTCCTATGACCAGTAACCGTAGTGTCTCTTGCAATGGTAAACTCATCAAATTGTGGGTAACCTTCCCAAGCGACCGATGGGTTGGGTGGTGTATTTGCTGTCGCATTTGCAATAGCATTAGTATAATATAAATTGTTTCTATATGGTGTGTAAGTTGTTTTACCACTTACCACATTATTAAAGATATTTGTAATTTTACCTGACAACCTAAACACATCACTTTCTTGTCTTTCAGTATCAAACTGTTCCGCTAAATTTAACGTAACCGATCTGTCACCTTCGACCATAGTTCTTCTATCACCAATAAGTGGCGCTTGAATCCATACGTCTTTATCACTATTCGATGCGTATCGTTTAGAACCTAATACAATTAATATTTCGTTTTCATTAGACATCTTGATTCAAAATGTATTTTGTGATGTATCTGTTTATTGCCGATTTACCTTTTCCTAATCCAAAATAGAAATGGTAAGGAGCACCAACCAAGAAGGTAGTTGATTGTCCTTGTGGGAAAGCCTCATCAGTTGCCCCACCCGTAGTTGAGTTATATATGTAACCTTGTTGACCCGTATTCAAATTATTAAAGTATTGTGAAAAAGGTGCCTGCGTAAAGCTCAATGCTTGGTATTTTTGTTTATAGAATCCAGCACCTTGTAGTCCTGTATCCCAATCATTAATATCACTACCGAATATAGTTTGTGCCCCCTGTGCTGGTTGATTTAACGTCCATTGGTAGAATGGTACTTCTTGTGTTTTAGGGAAACCATAGAAGTTTGTTAAGGTAGGGGTAAATGTGGTTATACCCGGACTAACAACTATTCTGTTTTCAGTCGACGATGTAAAGAATACACCGACAGTTGCTGGTCCTGATGTGGAAATATAGATATCACCCGCACCGTCATATTCATCTTCACTAAACCCAGCAACTCCGTATTCAGAATTAATACTAAATAACTGAACTAAATCTCCGTCTAATCTATCTTCACTTCTTGAAAACATTTGATTAATCGATGCGTCACCCGCACCAATCAATGCACTCAAGAAATTAGTATTTATCAAACGTGAAACAATAAATAACTGTAAAAGATCCGATGTATCATTAAATGATGTGGATTTAACCGTATCAATAATATATCCTTCAAATTGTGGGTTAGTACATATTTCTTTTGTAAACTCATCTCTTGGTCCCAAATCCATAATTGTTGTTGGGAACATTAAGTTTCTTTCATTTGCACCTTTGAAATCAACAGGGTTTTGTGCGGGGTTTAATACCGTACCTTGAAGTGGGACTTGTCCCACGAAGTTAGTCCCATTGTATGGTGTTGATCGATAGAAGAATGAATTAGTACTACCTGACGTATAGAAAATCGGACCCTGACCAGGTCTTGTTGTGCTATCATACGTACCACAGAACTTATATTTTTTAGGTTGACCTACGATACTAAACGTCGTTTGTTTTTTAAATGAGAACATATATAACGAACCATTAACCCAATTGTTTTGGAATACGTGAGAGAATATACCTCTACAAGCACCAAACATCATTCTAAATCTTGATTTCCATTCAGCAAAGTTTTGTAAATCTTTACCAATACCGACCAAATATGGTTTTTGTATAAACTGATAACAACCCGATTTAATCCTAACGGGGTTTTCATTATCGGGACATGGTGCCTCAACGGTAAAACTATTCGTAACAGGATCAATTTGATAACACTTTAATGGAACCATACCGGCACAATCAAAGGTCGACAAAACACTACTTGTTTGTCCACTTGTATCACCGCCAAAATCTTGAGCGTTGTTTGTGGTATCAGTTGCCTGGTTTTGAAACATCGACATTGGTGCTCCTGATTTATAAGAATATACTGCGAAGTTATCGTTTTGGTGTAACAACATTGATGTATTACCAAAATCTTGTACATTATCGGATGTTGGTAATCTATCTGATCTTAAAACCAATTTAGGGTTGGCACCTGAAGGTATAGTTACCGTTAATGAGTTATATCTAGGCGAGTAGTTCCTTCCATTATAACTACTTAAAGGACTAAACGCAGTACCAACGGTTTGTGATGTCGCAAGTAATGAACCACCTTCAACCACACCTTGTTTAGTTGTATTGTAGAAAAATAACTTTTGGTTATTACTTGTATCACTTATACCACCGTAGAAAGATAATGGTTGACCCCCATTAGCTGCGTATGAATTTTGTGATTTATCTAAAGATGAGTAATAATTAATCGACGATGACGTTACAGAACTAAATTGAGTACCATTAACTTGGAAATTAAATGGTTGATAGTATAATTTAGAAGTTGCATACGGAGTAATGTGTGACTCCGGTGATTTTTGATTTGTAATGTATGTATTTACGTTAGAGTTTGGTTGAATAGGTACGTTAAGGTTATACAACCCTTTTACTTTAGGTCCCGAACCAAAATTGTAACCAAATAATTTTGATAAATCATATTCTATTGTTTGTTGGTCACTGTATGGATCAACACCTCTAACTAAAAATATTAATTCCATATTTTTCCAAGTATCACCGATAATAGTTAACGGATTAATTAATTCGGTTCTTGTATTATTATTCGCATCTTTATAGGTTATTTGTTGTAATTTGTTTAAAACATATTTTCTTAATAACGATGTTTGGTCTAATTGTAGTGTTGGGTTAGGTTGAACACTAACTTTAATTCCTGACGACAATAAATCCGCTTGGTATGCGGTCATACCTGTAATAACTTGGAAGTATTCTAAACCTGTTTTAAATTTATATTCTTTTTCTGCGGTATTACCCGAAATAAATACAGGAACTGAAACAGGATTAAGAGTTACAGGATCAATATAAGTTATAGGTGTCGATGTTAATGCAGTAAAAGATGAACCTGTCACAGCATTTGAACCAAATTGGTTTGCAATAGTTAAACCAGATAAGTTATTATCATTAACAGAATCGGGACTTGTAAACGTTAAAAGTGTGCCTTCTGGATATCCGTTAATTGTTCCTTGATCCACCAACATGATAATTACATTATCATATATAGGCGGGTTTGTAGTATTAATAGTGGTTTTAATTCTGTTTGGTGCCGTAGTATCAAAATACCTTGTTCTTAAGTTCGCCAAATTAAGTGATTGTGAATACGTTACATCTCTTTGTTGGATGTACTTATTATCCGTTAATACACTTACAAGCGGCATACCAACTTGAGGAGATGTTGGGTATCCAGCAATACCATATCTAATACCATAATTATCCGCTTGGTATTTTTGATTTTTCTTATTATCCGAACCACTATATTGTTCAAGATCTAAATAACAAAAATAAGTTGGGTAACCTCCCTGTAATATTTGGTTATCATTAGAGTCAAAATTACAATTGTTAAAATTAACCGCATTTGCATAATAAGTATTTGCGTTAGTATCGGCTAAAATTGTTCCACTTGTTCTACTATTAACCGTGTATTTACCAATTTTAGTCTGTTGGTCTCCTCCTCCTCCAAAAATACCTCCTTGTATCTCATCTGTTTCAATGTCAGGAATATCACAAGGACATGCCTCGCAATCAGGATACGACATCATGGGTAAATTTAACCCCTTAAAGTTAAACTTGGTCAACATTGGTGACACTTTAGCTGCGAAAAGTACTGCGGCACCAGCAAGTATTATCGCCACGGCAGCGTATAAAATAATCAAACCAACGGCAGGGAATGCAACTACAGCAGCAATACCATATTGTATTGCAAAATATAATAAAAGAGCGGGTAATATTATCGCAATAACCCATTTCAAAATCGGCCAAACAAGAGCCAATAAGTGTAATATAGGTATTAACGCAACAAATACAGGTGTAAAAATTGTCACTATCAAATTAAATAAGAAGAATATGAAATCAAAATTCTTCACACCATCATTAACAGGAAATTTATTTGTCGTATTAGTACAACCCCTATCAGTTATTTCTTTAATACCTAAATGTCTACTTCTATTGTACCCCCACTTCCATCTATCAACAAAGTTCGCAATAGTATAAACCTTATTAAAGTTAAACTCATAAAACCTATCCTCACAATCGATAGCCTCTTGTATCATCTGTTGACCTATAGTTGTTGTGACATCACCATAATCTTCCCAATCTAAACTAAACGCATATGACTTTAATTGTGCAGAAGATCCAACAGGTGGATTAATAGATGACCATCCCCATTCTTTAATGTTAGGAACCAAATAGTCTGCTCGTAATATATCGTTATTTAAACCATCTTCGTTTTGGTATTGGATTCTAAATCTATATTTTGCTTTAGTTGGGATCCCAACCGCAGGATCGTTAGATAAAACTTGCTCACCAAATTCATTTGTTGTAACATAATCCAAGTTCATTGGTACTTCGGTTAACCATGTACCTTCGTCGTCTATCACTTTACCCCCTTCAGGTAAACTATATTGTTCAAGGATAGGTCTACCTTCACTATCATAGTCAATCGTTTGTCTAACCGCCAAAATAGTACCTGAAGCAGAAACCAAATCACAAAGATTACCTGAGTCTTTTTTAGGTTTACAATTTGTCTTTAAAAAATCTTCCTCACTTGTTGAAAATATTGACCCCATAAAAACTGCGTGAGGTTTGATATCAATACCAAAGTCACGAAGGTCAAAATCTGATCTTGTTATTCCAACATTACATAATTCCGTTTCACCCCAAAATGAGGTCACATCAATATCTGTCTTAATATTAACTAATTGTGGAAGAGATCCTAAATCAGTCGATGATTTAAATTGGTCTCCGTTAAATTGTTCGGGACCCGCCAAACCTGCTCTGATAAAATCCGCAGGACGTAAAGAGAAACAACCTATGTTTGATAGGTCTAAATCTAATACTAACGTTTGAATACCCAATGGTGCCCCAATTATCATGAAGTCACCACTTTCGTTAGTTTTAACCGTAAACTTATAATATTTTTCGTATACTTCTAATACCTCACTTCTTGTTAAAACATCCTCCCTATCAGGAAATGTTCCTGTTGGTGTGTGCCCATCATATTCTTGTCTGTACGGTAAAAGATTATATCTATAACCGTCTTCATTTTTTTGATCGACAGCTTTATATGGATATAATGTAGAAATTACAGGATCACTCTCATCGATTGAGTCCAAAGGAACGAATATTGATACATTTGCATTTGGTACCCCATAACCACCGTTAACGATAACTCTACCCGCAACCACACCATAGTCAGCACAGAATCTCGTATAAACATCTTCTTGTCTTAATTTTAAGGATAAAATTTCCAAAAAATCAAAATCTTGATTGACGTTTATTCTTATGTTTTTGTCTACACCCGGTTGGGTTCTTATACGATAACTCTTGGTCATTGATCTTTTAAAAATAAATAGTTATGTTCCTCATTTTAAAAAATAAGTCATAACATTATAAAATAAAGAATCTTATGAGAAGTCGACCGTTGAAAGGTTTTTCACACGGACTTTAATGTCTTTATTTACGTATCTAACTTGGTAGATTTGAGTTGGTTCGGCGTAGATAGTGTCGTCAATTAATTGGATCTGTCTTGTCATTTTATCAACATATCTTTGCGAAGTTTCAGATGTTGAATATTGTCCACCAACTTTATTATAAATTTTAAGATCTGATAGTGTGGATACACCAGCAGTGTTTTGAATTAATCTTCTTACGTCAGATACATTAACATTTTGACCTAACTCTCTATTTTCAGGAGCCATATAGTTTGAAACACTATTAATAATTTCAGTAATAACTTGCCCTTGATTTCTATCGGATTCTAATACCACATAAATGTCATATTCCAAATCAATTACTTTCGCAACATCAATAGAAATGTAGTCATTAATCATTCTATATTTTGAAAGGTATGTTGCTAAATTACTTTTTAAGTTATTTGAAACCGTTTGTGTTAATTTACCAGTATCGTCGTAAGATAGAATTTGAATTGTAATTTTGTTGTTGTTTTCTGTGATTGCAACTTTCGCAGGTGCGCCAAACTTACCTGGCATGGTATCAATTAAAGATTTGTAATCATTAATAGTTACAGCTCTTTTTTGTGCTGAAAAGTTAAACGTAACCATATTTCTAACTTCTTCAGTGGATGGAGGATTAGCCCCACCAATAGCAGCAGTGACGTTTGTAATACTTAATGATTGTCTAACACTTGTATTAATACTATCTGATGGTCCTGATATCGCAAAATCTACAATACCCACTTGGTTAATTACACCAACACCAACATTAGACCCTAAACCACCACCAATCCTATACTGAACGAATACTGTTGTGTTTGGTTGTACGGTCAATCCTAAACCAATATTATTTTGGTAGTTAGCCAAATCTAATTTAATTCCGTTTTTAGCGAAATCATTCAATTGTTGTTGAGGTGTTGTCGTTCCTCCACCAAATTGTACCTTTAAAAATCCTTCAGGAGTATATTCACTAATGAATCTATTTTCAGTTTTAATATACCTCCCAACTTTAACTCCAGCATTGTCTGTAGGTTTTGTTTGGTCTTCGATGAATACTGTGTCTTCCGCCAACGCATCAACTTCGTACCAACGACTTGTCGAATTAATAAAGTCGGAATAGGTTGGGACATTGGGGTAGCTTGTGCCCTCTTTTTGAATGATGGAAGTAATACCCAAAACATTTCTTTCAGGTAAAAAGAAATTAAAGAATGGTACAACATCAGATGAGTTAATAACTCTTTTGAAAACCTTCGTAGTCCCATTAACCACAACCTCTCTTTTTGTGATCACATAATTAATGATCTTATTATTTGCATCAAAGGTTGGTATTTTTGTTCTATTAACATAACCCTCCTGGTTATATTGTGTACTAAAATCGATATCATAAACTGTTTCAAATACTGTTCCACCTCCATTAAATTGTGACCCTGCTCTTAAAATACCTAAATAACGGTAGTCTTCACTATCTCCAAGTGGTGGTACCACAATGGAAACGTCAACAACAGCAACAGATGGTCTATATCCTGGAATTTTTAATCCGTACGTTCTTGCTATATTATAGATAGATGATCTTTGTTGTGCATATTGAAGTACGGTTTCTTGTACACTCCTATCTATTTGATAATTTAAATTATCTGCTACGGCAGCATTCAAATCCATTAACACTGAAAATATCGAAGCGTCGTTAAAGTTCTGTACTAATTCAGGATAATACTGTTTAGTATAGTTTATTAACTCCTGTCTTATACCTTCAAAGTCTCTTTCAGTATAATTTATTTTCTTATTAGCCATAATTAAATGTTAATTATTATAAATTCTCTACTACCAAATGCCTTGTTTTCGTCTGTGTAGTCTATTTTTAATTTTGCAGTATACTCAGCAGTGTTAGCTCCCGGTATTCTATATATACTTGCTTGACCTAAAAGTTCATAGTCAAGTTGTCCAACAACATCACCACTTTCAGTGTATGGTTCTATTGTGATACTATTAATAGTTAAGTTTGGTATGTATTTAGCAACCTGTTCTTCAATCTCCACTTTAATACTTTCAAAAGTTTCACCATCTAATGGTTCAAATATAAATTCATATATTCTTGTACCAAAATCAGGTAAATAATATCTACTACCCCTTCTGGTCAATATAAGGTGTAATAAACTAGATCTAATCTCCTCATCCGCAGTTTGAGTTAATTTAACATAATCACCTTCAACACTCTGTAAAAAAGGGAAATTTATTCCGTACGTTATTCCATTAGACATATAGTATAAATATAGTGTCGTGATATTTTCAATAAATAGTTATAAAATAAAAAATCCCGACATGTGTCGGGATTAGTGTCGTGATAAGTGTCGTGATTAAGATGAACATCCAAAACAATCAAAATCACTGTTGTCAGGTTTTGGTGGTAAGTTCATTGTCGAGTAATCAACTTGTGGTACCTCAACCTTTTTAGGTTTTTCTCTTTTACTCATGTCAAGTGCTAAATGTTTTGCTCCCGTTGAGATTGCTTTGGTTCTCACATAATAGCAAAGAGTCTTTAAACCTTTTTCCCA